AAGCAAAGCGTAATTCCGGAAAAACAGTAGCATTAACACATGTATTATCCGCTCATATGAACATGCCAATAGGTGTGGTCATTAGTCCTACAGAACAGATGAACAAACATTTTAGTAATTATATTCCGGGCATGTTGATTTATGATGAATATAGTCCGCAAATTCTTCAAAAATTTGTAGATCGTCAGCTAAAAATAGCAAATCAATACACGACTGAAAAAGAACGTTATGGTCATACAGATATTGATCCTCGTGCCTTTCTTATTCTGGACGATTGCCTTTATGATAAAACATGGCCAACGGATAAGAATATTCGTCAACTTTTCATGAATGGTAGGCATATGAAGGTATTTATGTGCATTACTATGCAGTTCCCCCTTGGTATTCCTCCTGTGCTTCGTACAAATGTAGATTATGTATTCATTCTTCGGGAGCCAAACATTTCAAATCGACACAGAATTTATGAACAGTATGCTGGTATCTTTCCAAGTTTTGAAATATTCAACGATGTTTTAAATCAATGTACGGAAGACTATGAATGTATGGTCATTGACAATAAGACACAGAGTAATAAGATAGAAGATCAAGTATTTTGGTGGAAGGCAGATCCAGGTATTCAATTTAAGATGTGTACAAAAGATCTATGGGATATGCAAGCACTTGAAAATCAGCGTAAATTGATGGGCTCATCCACGGCAGACGAAGACGACGAAGAAGATTATAATCCTAATTTGATTGTTAAAAAGAAAAATAGCACAAAAATTAAGGTATGTAAGAATTACTAAAGGCGAATAGAGATTCCTCTGTATATCCGTAAGAAGCTCATACATCATATCATAGATCGTATTCATTTTTGTTCTATAGCACTCTATTTGAGATGATAATGAAAAAAGGAGACAGTTCATATTTATAATATTCTTGTTTTTGGTTTACATAACGGATTTAGGCTTGTAAGAAAGGGCAGCAGCGCTAAATCCTTTCGTGAATATGGTAGCTATATATGCCAGGATGGTAAGTCCAACCATGACGGCATATAGGACGCCCAGAACCCATGCCAATAGGTTGCAGTTACCAACAGTGAGGCAATTTACTACATAGGTGGTATATATAGCGAAGGCATACATCACTATAACACTAACCAGCATCATAGGGCTCTTCATGAAGATAGCACCCAGAGCAGTAACTACGAATAGAATCGTGGCAAATAGGATCACCAAGAATGCGGGCATGGTCATAGTGACATTAGCAAACTTCGTCATACGAGGCACAGGTTGTTCAAGAACTCCCATCTTATCTATATAATATTATCTAATATAAAAATATAAAAAATAAAATTTTGTATTTTTATTTTTTATATTTTTTGATTTTGTATTTTTCTTTTTTTGATTTTTTCTTTTGTATTTTATTTTTGCTTATTTTTACTTTTTTACTTCTTACCATTCTTCTTGGTAGCGACCTTCTTGCTTGAAGAAGATGACCCGGCGATATCCGCATCGCTATCTTCCGTATCAGAGAGCAAGTTCGCGCCATCCATAGGCTTCGTAGCACCATTCTTCTCCTTGTGTAGGTTCCAAGCATTGACTGCCATGCTCATCAGCTCCTTGGGCTTGGATTCGGGGTGCTCTTCCCTCAGCAACGCGATGTTGTCCCTGATGAAGTTGTTGTACAGCGAGGGAGTGCGCTTGGGGGCATTGGGGTCCTTGACCTTCTTGCCCGTAGCAGCCTTGGCTGCCTTCTTGCTCTCTTCCTTGAGGTTGTCCTTCACGGCGGACACGATGTCGCTGAGGTGCTCCTCAAGGCTCTCAAGAAGATCGACATCCTTGTCGGTGAGAACACGGTGGATCTCTGCGACAAGCTTGTCGATAGACTGCGAGGCAACCTCGATCTCGTGCTTCTGGACGGCCTTGATAATATCGTTCATGCTTGACATTGTTGTACTGGCTTGTATGCTTGTTTTGTTGGATATATTACTGCTTGGTGATAATCAATTTTTACTGTCAATTTTCAATTTTTTGTAGGAAACGAGAAAATCGTGAAAAATTGGGAAAAATTAGTATTAAAAATTTAAGTAAAAAAATGAAAGGAAGTTTAATAAATTTATTACCTTACTTGATAACAAGATGGCGTATGTATTGCGTTCTCATCTTCGGGTGCCATACGATAGATGTGTGAATCATATACAAAAGAACCTCCGTAATACCTTACGAGTTCATATTATATCGCATGACATACCGGATACGATTACTACGATTCCAATTGAACAAATAAAGAATATGGAAATTACTCATATGGAAGAGAGTTTTTGCGAAAGCAATAGTTGTCTAAATGGGAAAATAATGTATAACAACAATATGTATAAATTTATCACACACCATGTTTCGTATGATGTTGTGCTTATTATGGAAAAAATAAGTTATCCCTTTAATAAAATAAAGATTATATTACCGATTACTTCCTATAAAGACGCCAATATGGATTATAAAATATATATACCACCCGAATATTCAAAGGACGAAAAAATAATACCTATTGAATTTGTATGGGAATTTTTATTTCAACTAGCACCGTACCTATATCAGCATTCATAGAACCTTTGATATATTTATACTTATTCATATGTACATAGGGGTTATGAACTTTTCTTTTAGCTTTTTCTTCTCTTTTTTATTTCGGGCACATTTCAATAAATTGTTCTGTATTACATAGGTCTTTTACGAATTCCCATACATGTATTCGTTTCATAAACTGTCCTAATGTTTCAAAGCGTAAATTCGTGTTTTCTTCCAGTTCTGGCCGATCATTGGTCGGTATTTCACAAAATTCAATCTCCATTTGTTTCATCTGCTCTTCTGTCCGTCGTATGGGTATGAACATCACATCTACGCGATTGTTTTCATAAACCGTTTGAAAGGTTTTGGTGCGTTTTGGAAGCGTTTTTAATGACACGAGACCTCTGGTTTCTTCTCTTATCTCGCGAATGGCGCATTTGTTTGTTCGTTCATGCTCCTCGCAAGTGCCACTAATGAACGTCCATTCTTTTTCCACGGCATCTTTTACAATAAGAAATCGCGGTTTCTTTTCATATTTTCGTAAGGAAACATAAATCACGGCAAGTATCTTACGATCTACGGTAGGCATTCTTGTTTTATAATCTACAAAAAATTTAATAATCAAATCATATTTTTATTATTGCTGTATTTGTTCCATTTATCGTTGTTCAATCCAAGTTAAGGCTGCTACAGCATCTTTGTTTGTTCCATATCCAGCAATGGCTAAGGTGATTGTATCACTGACTGTGCCAAGAGCACTACGCCCAATTTGATATTGAGTATCTTTATCCAATATAACACGACTACCGCCCCCACCTATTGATATAATTCCAGCATCTATATTAACTCCATCGGTAATTGCCGTCGTAGAAGTCATGTTGTATTGGACGAAAGAATTGGTGTCTGTCATATTTACCCATGAGCCATTAGCAATCGTAGCATTACGAATAATTTTATAAAAGATAATGGTATTATCTAATGTAAATGCTTGGAAAGATGAGGGTATGACAATACCCTGAAGAGCGGTCGCTTTTAAACGAATACTGATGACCGGATAAAAGGTTCTGGCAGTGGGCATATTATAACCGGTTAAAGGAGTGAGTAAACTTTGGGCGATACCTAATTTTGTTGTATTTCCTTGATTGGTTAATGAATTTGAGAATTGAACCATATAATTTGTACCAGCAACACCATCTATATTTTTTATTTCTAAACGAATAGGAAGAAAAGGTGTTATACTCCACGGAAATGGTAATCTATTTCCTGTATTAAATGTATGAATTGTACGAGCACTACCTTCAATAATATATTTAAATATTACCTGACCGGCTCCATACCATTCATATTCAAAGCTTATCATTTGCATAGCATCCCCACTTGCTGTTATTCCACTATCTCCAGTTCCATCTAATTTATCACCATTCCAATTTGACCTGGAAACGCGTTCTAAATAAGGTGTCCCATTGCTTCCATACGAATTTACTAAGGTACATGCATAATCGCCGCCATTATCCTCAAAATAAAAACCGTCCGTTCCATTGTACAATCCTATTCTACGACGAATTCCTGAAACTGGATTATTAAGTTTTATTCCAAATGTCAATTCTGCACTGCGCCCAGGGATATATCTCATAGTATTTATGGTTTGGCGAATTACTTCAGAGTTTGATTGTCCTGATACTTGCATAACGACACCAGATATATTTGATGAGAATAATGCCGAACCTCCATTTTGTGTAGAATTATCCCATATATCTGTTTCAATACCGTACTGGAATGTATTAAAGAAGACGATTTCAGATGCGGCTACCTTAAGTTGGTTTTTACTTGTTGTTGGAGAAACTATCTTTGTTGGAAATGGATTTGTATCCGAAACATTACTATTTTTAACATTCACATTGACATTACCAATCGTGTTAGACCCCGTAGGTAATTGTCTTGTTAGATAAGTTCCAATTTCCACATTACAAAGAGAAATAGGTAGTATTCCATTGATATCTACCTTCCCAATTGTGTTAGACCCCACAGGTAATTGTCTCGTTAGATAAGTTCCAATTTCCACATTACACAAGGATACAGGAACAACCCCATTCACATTGACATTACCAATTGTATTGCTTCCAATAGGGATTTGACGAGTTAGATAGGTTCCAATTTCCACATTACAGAGCGATATAGGTACAACCCCATTCACATTGACATTACCAATCGTATTGCTTCCCGTTGGAATTTGACGCGTTAGATAAGTTCCAATTTCCACATTGCTTCCTGTTGAAACCTCCAACGGTATTGATTCTATTATTTTTACAGGATACGCGTACATGTTTAATATTTGCTATTACTGTATTATTGTATTATTATAAATGTTTAAGTTTTATTGGTTTAAAATAATAACTTGTCTTTTTGTATAATTATAATGGACGCT